GACCTGCTCGTGATCGACTACTTGCAGCTGATGGAAGGCGACGGCGACAACCGTAACGCGCAGATCGAGGGCATCACGCGCGGCCTCAAGGCCTTGGCCAAGGAACTCGACATCGCGATCGTGCTGCTGTCGCAGCTTAACCGCAAGCTCGAGGAACGGCCGAACAAGCGCCCGATGCCATCGGACCTGCGCGACTCAGGCGCGATCGAGCAGGATGCCGACGCCGTGATCTTCCTGTACCGCGACGAGGTCTACAACCCGGACACTCGCGATATCGGCGTGTGTGAGGTCGACGTGGCCCTGTGCCGCCAGGGCGCGCCCGGCCGCGTGGCCTTGGCCTACATCGGTGAGCAGACACGCTTCGAATCTCTTGCCCAGGGCTGGGCTCCGAGGAAACCCGAGGAGGAGCAGCGCGGTCGGCGTGGCCTGGCGGCGCACTTATGACGGTGCGTCTGTTCCGCGTCGGCGGCGGCCGCGCCTGGCACTACCGCTTCCAGGTGGCCGGGCTCCGAATCCAGCGCAGCACGCGCGAAAAAACCAAGGGCCGCGCCGAGAAGGTCGCGCAGCGGGCCTACGACGACGCGGTGGTGCGTGCCAACGGCGGCCACCCGGTGCCGACGTTGTGCGAATTGATCGCCTCGTGGATCGAGGTTCATCGCCCGATCCGTAGCGCGCGCCACATCGGCAGCGTCGAGACCTTCGCCAAGCTGCATCTGTACACCCTGGGCGAGAAGCCGGTCAACGCCATCACGACGAGCGACATAGAGCTGGCGCGCAACGCGCACCTCGAAACCCACGCGCCATCCAGTGCCAACCATTGGCTACGGCTTATGAAGCTGATCGCGATGTGGGCGGTCAAACGCGAGATCATCCCGGCGCTGCCCTGGAAGGTGCAGATGCTGAAGGTACAGCGCAAGCCGCGCTCGATGCTGCCGATCGACGTTGCCAACACCTGGTTCGCGGCGGTCGACAACGCTGCGCGCACGAGGGCGGTGGGCACGGCGGTGCGTTTGATGTTCGGCCTCGGCCTGCGCGAATCGGAGTCATCGACCGCCCGCTGGGAGTGGATCGACTGGGAACGCGCCACCTACACGCCGGGCATCACCAAGGGCCGGGAGGCCAAGCCGGTACCGATGGCGGACTGGCTCATCGAGCACCTGGCGCCGCTACGGCGCGAGTCCGGGCTGATCGCGGCGCGGCGAGACGGTCGCCCGTTGCCGGCCGGGTTCTCGCGAGGCGCGATTCACCGGGCCAATGCCGCCTGCGAGCTGGTGGGCATCACGCCGCACCGCCTGCGCGGCACCTTCGCGACGATGCTGTCCGAGGCCGGCGTTCCGCTCCAAACCATCCAGGAAGTGATGCGCCACAAGCACCCGATGACCACGATCGGCTACCTGGAGCCAAACCTCGACACCGCCGCGCGCGCCGTGAACGAGATTGGCCGAAAACTTGGAAATGTCCGGCGAGAAAGTGGCGAGACGGCATCGTAGTTTCATAGGAGAACGAAAATTATCAACAGTCATCCGGTTCTTGGGCAGGTTTTCTGGGGGCTGAAGGCGAAATTCAGTGGTGCCTCGGCAGTTTTGGGGACGGCAGTTCGGCCCGAATAATGCACGCGATAAAGCCGAATAAAGCCGAGGCGAAAAGCCGCGCAAATGCGCGCTGCGCAGAGTGAAACCAGCCGCGCGCGCCAGACATAGGGAATAGGGTTTTGCCGAGCAAGCGGCCCGACGACGAGAGACGAGGAAGAGCATGACCAACGCAATTTGTGGAGCACCGACGTGAAACAGAAACCGAACATGGAAGACCTGAACATCGACAAGCGACTGGAGAACTGGGGCTATTGCCAGCGCGGCAAGGGCGGCGGCTCGATGACGACGCGGGAAACGCGCCGGGTGTCGCCGTACGGTGGCCAAGGCTACCGATGCATGACGAACGTCGTCTGCACCCTCATGCGTGAAGCGGCCAGCGGTCCGGCAGGCGGCGCCGCGACACAGTCGAAGTTCGACTTCGCCGACGCCGCGACGATCAACTCGGCCTGGCAGCAGCTGGCCACCCGATACAAGCTGCTGCTGCGCGACTTCTACGTGCTGGCTCGCCCGGTGAACGTCATCTGCCGCGAGATGAGCATCAAGCACTGGCCGGCATCGTACTGGCAACGGGAGCTTCGCGCCGCCCAGACCGCGATAGAATCGATCCTCGATGGGAAAACGGAAAGGCAGCGATGAGCACGAGCGACAACAACTTCAGGCGTGTCGAATGGACCGGCGATCAGTGGCACGAGAGCGATGACGACGGCCCCGACGGCATGCCGCTTCGCCCGCGCGGCCCCGGCCTGTCCGCCGAAGACCTAGAGCTGCTGAAGCTCGCCGCGCGGGCACTCGGCGCCGTGCGGATCGAGGAAGTCGAGGGCGAAGCGTGGCTGAACCTGTACTTCGCCGATGGATCGACCGCGTGGAACTGGAACCCGCTGCTGCATGGTGACGACACGCTCAACTTGTCCATCGACTTGAACATCGAGATCCGCTACCACCTGGCCGGGAACGTGCCAGGCGTGACCGCGACGTGCGCGTCTGATTCTCGGGTGCCTGTCTGCCGTGAGCCGTGGACGCCTGCGGCGACGAACAAGCGAACCGCCACTCGCCGTGCCGTCACGCGCGCCGCCGCCGAGATCGGCAAGGCCATGCCATGAAGGTCGAGGATCTGGAAGGCGCGCTGCTGGAATACTGGGTGGCGCGGGCCGAGGGAATCCCGGCGGAAACCTTGGTTATCGCCATGGCGCCGGCTGGGGACAAGCAGACCTGCAGCCAGCGCAGCATTATCGGCGGCCAAGAATTCCGGTCTCGCCTGGACTACACGAGCAACTGGGGGAGCGGCGGCCCGATCATCGAGCGCGAGCGGATCAATCTCGAATTCATGGATCAGGCCGGCTGGCTTGCTGATTTGTCGGAGTGGAACGAAGGCTGGATGGTGGAACATCTAAAGGACATCGCCGCTCAGTATGGACCGACACCCCTCATCGCTGCCATGCGCGCCTATGTCGCGTCCAAATTCGGCGACGCCGTCGAAGATTCCTAATCGAAATTTCTTGACAGCAGGAAAACTGAACAGTACATTCCAGCCAACAACTTATTTCCGTCAAGAACACGACGCGGCCGGTTCCCGATTGGGAGCCCGCGGCGTCTCCGGAAGGAAAAGACGAAGCCCTGCCCCAGCAATGCGGCGGGGCTTTTGCATTTCAGAGTCTCCTCCACCACAACCGTGTGTGTGGTTTCGCCCGCCAGGTGCAAGCCTGTGCGGGCTTTTTTATTCGCCGTCACGGCAGAAAGGGGGTAACGATGGGCCGCAAGTCTTCTCTCACCCCCGAGCAGTGGGCCGAGATCGAGCGCCGCCACCTGGTCGACGGCGTGTCGATCAACGCGCTGGCCGCCGAGTTCGGCGTCAACGAGTCGTCGATCCGCCGCAAGATCAAGCCCGGCAAGGCCACGTCGCCCAGCGGGAAGAGCCCGCTGCATACCCTGGCGGAGGACAAGGTCCGTGCCGAGGCCGAGGCGAAGCGCGTCACCGCGCAGATCGCCCAGCTGCCCCAGGCCCAGCAGCTGATCGTGTCCGACCTGGCGCGCAAGCTGAGCAACATCAGCGAGCACATCGGCACCGCGGCCGAGGTCAGCGCCGCGTCCGCGCACCGGCTGTCCATCCTGGCCAACCAGCAGCTCGACCTGGTCGACGACGTCAACCCGTTGGCCACCGCCGCGCAGCTGAAGACGTTCGAGGTGCTGCAGAAGATGGCCAACGGCGCGAGCGAAATCCCGATGAACCTGCTGCGGGCGAACAAGGAAACGATCGAGAACCAGAACAGGCGCGTCAACGACCAAGCCAGCCCGGCGAACCCTGCGCGCGGCACCGTCTTCAAGATCGTGAGGCCCGCGTGACCGAGCTGCTCGAGCAACCACTGGAAATCGAGCTCTTCGAGGCCTTCGAGTTCCTGCTGTACCCGAAGCGCGTCAAGGTGCCGTTCGGCGGCCGTGGCGGTGCCAAGACCGAGGAAATCGCCGAGATCCTGGTGTGGATGATGTGGCAGTACGGCACGAAGCTGTTGTGCGCCCGTGAATTCCAGAACTCGATCGAGGAATCCAGCAAAGCCGTGCTCGAGGCGAAGATCGAGAAGCTGGGCTTGTCCGACTTCTTCGACATCCAGAACGACGGCATCTATGGCCGCAACGGGTCCAAGGCCAAGTTCGTCGGCCTGGCGCGCAACATCACCTCGATCAAGTCGAAATTCGGCTACAACATCGTCTGGGTCGAGGAAGCGGAAAACGTCAGCGAGGAAAGCTGGAAGGTGCTGGTCCCCACCGTGCGCGAGAACGATTCGGAAATCTGGGTGAGCTTCAACCCAAACGAGCCGGACGCGCCGACCTACAAGCGCTTCGTGCTGCCGTACATCGACCACATCAACGCCGAGATCGCCGCCGGCCGGCCTGGCGTCTACGAGGACGGCTACACGTACGTGCGCAAGGTGTCGTACCGGGACAACCCGCGCTTCCCCGACGTGCTGCGCGTGGAGATGGAGCGCGACAAGGCCGCCAACTTCAAGAAGTACCTGCACGTGTGGGAAGGCGAGTGCAACGCCGACTACGACGATTCGGTGATCGAACCGGAATGGATCGACGCCGCCATCGACGCGCACAAGCGCCTGAACTACACGCCGCGCGGCGATCGCGTGATCGGGTTCGACCCGGCCGACAGCGGCGCCGACGCCAAGGGCCTGGCCAAGCGCTACGGCATGCTGGTCGAGGACGTGAAGCGCTGGACCGAGGGCGACATCGATGATGCGATCACGCGCACCTTCGACGACGCGTTCGAACACCGCGCGAACATCATCGTGTACGACAGCATCGGCGTCGGCGCCGGCGTGAAGGTTGGGCTGAAGGATCGCATCGCCGGGCGCGACATCGACGTGCAGGGCTTCGGCGCCGGGGATTCGCCCTGGCCGGGCCTGTACGAGAAGGACCGCAAGAACGAGGACGTGTTCCGCAACCTGCGCGCCATGGGCTGGTGGCTGCTGCGCGACCGCTTCAAGCGCACGTACGAAGCACTGGTGAAGGGCGAATACCACGACCCGGCGACCATGATCAGCCTGTCCAGCAGCATCAAGGACCTGCAGCAGCTCAAGACAGAGCTGGTCCGCCAGCAGCGCAAGCGCACCGCTGGCTCGAAGATGATCCAGCTGGTGAGCAAGGACGAAATGCGCGCGAAGAAAATCCCGTCCCCGAACATGGCCGACGCGCTGATGATGTGCTTCATGGTCCGGGACAAGAAACCGGCAGCTTATGACTTCACCAAATCCGCCGCATCTGGCGCAAGGGCACTCTGATGGCAAATGACCTCCAGCAGGCGAAGGAGATGTACGAGGACTCGATCCAGGCGCTGCGCGACCAGCGCATCCAGATCGAGGAAGACCTGAAGTTCTCCGACCCGTCGAACCCGCAGCAGTGGGACGAGACCATCAGGCGTGCCCGCGAGAACGACCCGGGCGGCGCGCGGCCGTGCCTGGTGATGGACCACACCGGCCAGTACGTGGCGAACGTCGCCGGCCAGGTCGTAAAGTCGCCGCCGTCGATCCACACCGTGCCGGTCGGCTCCGGGTCGGATATCAAGGTGTCCGAGCAGCTGGACGGCATGCTCCGCCACATCGAGTATGCCAGCCGTGCGCAGACCCATTACGGGACGGTGCTCACCTCCGCGGCGCGCACCGGCGTCGGCTACCTCGGCGTGCGGCCCCAGTACGTGGACCGCGCGCTGGGCTACCAGGAGCCGCGCATCTTCGCCGAGGCCGATCCGCTCCGCGTGGTCTTCGACCCCTGGAGTGTTCAGCTGGACGGCAGCGATGCCACGTTCGCCTACCTGCTGACATCGATGAGCGAGCGGGAGTTCGAGCGCAAGTACGGCGCCAAGGCCGAGAAGGTCAGCTTCGGCACCGACCAGCGGCAGACGGATGGCCAGGCTGGTCGACAGTCGATCGTCGTGGCCGAGCAGTGGTACAAGGAAGAGCAGACGCGCAACATGATCGTCTGGCTCGGTCTGGACAACCAGGAGGTTAGCGGCACGGAGGACGAATACCACGCTGCGTGCCAAGGTGCCGGCAAGCAGCTGCAATTCCTGCGCAACTATCGCGACAAGTACCAGTGCGTGAAGTGGCGCACGATGAGCGGCGCGGCGATTCTCGACACCGTCAAAAACGCGGACGGGAGCGAGGCGCTCTACCCGGCCGATCACATCGGCATCGTGCCCGTCTACGGCTACTGGGGCATCAGCGACGGGCGTATGCGGTATTGCGGCATCCCGCGCCGCGCTATGAACCCGCAGCGCGCCTACAACTACCACATGAGCGAACAGCTCGCATTCATTGGCACCGCGCCGAAGTCGCCCTGGATCGCATCCGTTCGCGCGATCCGTGGGCTGGAGTCGCTGTGGGACCGCGCGTCGCTCGACTCTCGCTCGTATCTGCCGTACAACGACATCGACGAGCAGGGCCAGCCGATCCCGGCGCCGCAACGCATGAACCTTTCGGTCAACCTGCAGATGCATATCGCCGGCGCGCAGCAGGCGCTGCACGACCTCGAGGCGACGATCGGGATGTACCAGGCCAACCTGGGCGCGCCGAGCAACGAACAGTCGGGCGTCGCGATCGACGCCCGTAAAGAACAGGGCGAGGCCAGCACGGCGCACTTCCCGCAGAACTTGGCCGGCTCGCTGGGCCAGGTGGGCCGGATCTGCGTCCAGATGTCCGCGAAGCTGATCGACACGAAACGCCAGCAGCGGATCCTCGGCATCGACATGAAGCCCGCCAGCATCACGATCGATCCGAAGCAGGAACAGGCGGCCGTGCAAACCGACCAGGGCATCAGCATCAATCCGAACGTCGGCACCTATGACGTGCGCGTGGTGGTCGGCGCAAGCTACAGCACGCAGCGCAGTCAGGCGCAGGCCGCGCTGGGCGAGGTGATGCGCAACAACCCGAACATGACGCCGGCGGTGGCGCCGTTGTGGGCTCAGAACCTGGACATCCCCCACGCCGACAAGCTGGCTCAGGTGCTGACCGCCATGGCGCCGCCGGCCGTGCAGGCGATCCTGAACCCGGACGCGAGCAAGCAGCCGAAGCCCGAGCAGCTGCTCCAGCAGGTCGAGCAGGCGCAGGCCGCGCTGAAGGAAGCGATCCAACACGCGCACGACGCGCAAGCCGACGCCGACGAGGCTGAGCAGCAGCTGCGTGACAAGAGCGCGGAACTGGATGCGAAAGCCCGTGAACTGGACATCAAGGCGTACGAGGCCGAGACCAAGCGCCTGCAGCTGACCAGCGCGGCCATGACGCCCGACGAGATCCGCATGATGGTGGCGCAGACCATCGACACGATGCTGAGCCACCCCGACCCGCTTCCGGGCGAGGCCTCACGCCCACAGCCCGACGTGCCCCAGCAGCAACCTGCCGACGCCGATCCGCCCGAACCAGAACCACCGGCGCCGCCCGACCTGGCGGCGCCGCCAGATGATTCCGCTGCCCAGCAGCCAACCCTGAACCCGCCGAGCGCGGGTTTTTCTTTGCCTGACCAACCAGAAGGAGCACTCCCTTGAACGTCAACGACAGCGCATTGCCACCTGGCGGAGCCCCCGCCGCGGCAGGCGACACCGCAAATAACGGTGCCGACCAAATCAACCAGCCCAACCTGGGCGACGGGACCGCCGGCGGCACGGCCAACGCGGGCGACGGCAACCAACCGGCAGCGGAACCGAAGAAGGAGAAGACGCCCGAGCAGCGCGAGATCGAACGCCTGCGCCGCCGTGTCGACAACCTGACTCGCCAGAAGTACGAGCTGCGCGCCGGCACGCCGGCAGCAGCCCAGCAACAGCACGATCAGCAGCAAACCAGCCACGCGGACGACGACGAGCCCGTGACGCTCACCCGCGCCGAGCTGAAACGCCAAATCGCAGAGCAGGCCCAACGGCTTGCACCGACGATGAATGAGCAGCAGGCCGAGTTCGAGCGTCGACATGGGGTCGTGACGTCGCTCGCCAAGGAATGGGGCCAGGAGAAGTTCGACGCCCTGTCCGCCGACCTGGACGATGCCCTTGGTGGCCTCGTCGATCGCCGCGGCACGCCCACGCCTGCCACCGATGCGATCTTCCACGCCGACGATCCGAAAGGCGTCATCGAGTACTTGGCCGACCCCGATAACGCGGACGAAGCCGCCAGCATTTCGAAGATGGGCGCCGTGCAGGCCGGCCGTGCCATCGCAAAGCTCGAGCAAAAGCTCGCGGCCGAGAAGGCGAAGGCCAAGCCGCAACCCAGCAACGCGCCCGCACCGCTCGAACCGGCGCGCGGCGGCGGTGTGCCCAACGGCATGCCGGATCCATCCAACACCAAGGCCTACATCGCCTGGGCGAACGCTCAGGAACGGGCCCAACGCTAAATAGGAGCCATTCATGGCAAACGCATTCCAGACTTCGCAGATCATCACGAACGAAGTCCTGCGCATCGCGCACAACAGCTCGGCATTCCTGGGCAACACCAACTCCGATTACAAGGACGCGTGGGACAAGGACCTGAAGCCGGGCCAGACCGTCAGCGCGCGCGCGCCGGTCCAATTCACCCACCGCGACGGCGAGACCGCCAACCCGCAGGATGTCACCGAGCGCTCGGTGCCCATCACGCTGCAGCCGCTGCTGGGTCTCGACTTCGCCATCGGCTCGACCGAACTGACCACGTCCGTCGGCAGCGATGGCAAGGTCAGCAAGGCGTTCAAGGAGCGCTACCTGAAGCCGGCCGGCATGAAGCTGGCGGCGCTCCTGGACTACCGTCTCGGTACCCTGCTGAAGAACAACACGCACCAGATCGTGGGCACGCCGGGCACTCCGCCGTCCACCTTCGCTGACCTGCTGCAGGCGGGCGTGCCGCTCGACCGAATGAGCGTGCCGCGCGACGGCCAGCGCATGGCGGCCATCGAGCCGGGCGCCAACGCAACCATCGTCGCAGGCCTGTCCGGCCTGTTCAACAGCAAGGAAGTCCTGGGCGAGCAGTACAAGACCGGCGTCATCAAGACGGGTGCCGGTCTGGACCTCGCGATGTCGCAGAACGTCCCGTCGCACACGGTCGGCCCGCTGGGCGGCGCCCCGCTGGTCAACGGCGCGAACCAGGGCCTGATCAATGCAGGCGCGACCGACAATCCGTGGGCAGCCACGACGAACCTCGTGACCGACGCCTGGACGGCTGCCGCCGCGCCGCGTCTCAACCAGGGCGACACGTTCACCATCGCGGGTGTGTTCTCGGTCAACCCTGAAACCAAGGCGTCGACCGGCGTGCTGCAGTCGTTCCTGGTCACCGCCGCCGTGTCGTCGGATGCTGCCGGTAACGCCACGATCCCGATCAGCCCGGCAATCATCGCCGGTGGCGCGTATCAGAACGTCACGGCGCGTCCGGCCGACAACGCCGCCATCACGATCACCTCGGGTGCGGCGAACACGACCTACACCCAGAACATGGTGTGGCACCGCGATGCGCTCACGTTCGTCTCGCCGAAGCAGGAACTGCCGAGCGGTATGGACATGGCCTACCAAGCGTCGCTGGCTGACGAGGGCGGCGTGTCGCTGCGCTTCATTCGCGGCTACGACGTCATCAACAACAAGTTCATCAGCCGCTTCGACATCCTCTGGGGTGCCGCCGTGACGCTGCCGAACTTCGCTGTTCGCCGCACCAACTGATCGACGGCGGGCCGGCGCAGGCTGGCCCGCTTTCTCAACCATAGGAGATACGCATGTACCCGCTCAATATGAAACTGGTCGACGGCATCGGCTTTGCCGTCGCCAACGACGAGACCGAACACCAGGCGCTGACCGAACAGGGTTACGGCCCGGCCTACGTGCCGAAGGACGACGCGACCGCCCCCGCCAAGACCACCAAGACGGCAGCGAAATAAGCCATGACGACGGCCCGCACCATCATTTCGCTCGCGCTCGAGGCGATGAACAAGCTGTCGCCCGGCGAGACGCTCGATCCGGACCTGGCGGCCGTCTGCCTGCGTCGTCTGAACTCGATCGCCGACGACTGGAGCGCGGGCCGCGACATGACGCCACAAGACGTGATCGCCTCCAGTGCCGTGACCGGGGCCAGCCTGACGCTGGGCGCCGCGCCGTTCGCGGCTATCGCGGCCGGCGAGGAAATCATCTCGGCACAGGCTGACGGCTTCCGGATGACGCCGATCACCATGCAGCAGTACAACGACATCCGGCTGAAGGCGCAGGCAGGCCGGCCGGAAGTGTATGCCTGGGATGGCCTGGCGACGGTCTACCTGTACCCGGCCGCCACGGGCAACACGATCAACCTGTTGACGCGTGCGCCGTTCGCGAGCTTCGCCGACCTCGACACGGCATACACACTGCCATCTGGCTACCAGGGCGCGTTCGCGGCCTCGCTGGCGGTGGCGATGGCGCCGGCCCTGCTCGGCGGCGTGACGCCCGGCCTGCTGCTGGCGGAGAAGAAGGCGCTGTTCAACGTTGGCAATACCAACGTGCGCCCCGCGATCGTCAACGCGAACCCGCTGGCGCCGCGCACGTGCGGAAACATCCTGCAGGGGTGGCGTTGATGGCCGGTCGAAACTTCATCCCATGCATCGGCCCGAGCTACCACCTCGACGACCGCAAGGCGGCCGTGCAGACGGCGATCAACTGCTACCTCGAGCAGATCGAGGGCTTGGGCGAGACGCGCACGCTGACGCAGGTGTCCGCGCCCGGCTTGGCCACGTACCTGTCGCTGGGCGCCGAGATCCGCGGCCAGCGAAACGTCGAGGGCCGATGGTTCGTCGTCGCCGGCAGCACGCTGTATGAGATCGTCAACGATGCCGCTGTGAACCGCGGCATCGTGTCCAGCGCCTCGGGCATGGTCGGCATGGCGCACAACAACACCCAGCTCGTCATCGTGGGCGGCGCAGGCGGCGACGTGTTCAACCTCGGGACGAATGTCATCACCAGGATTACGTCGGACGGCTGGCGCGGCTCGAAGACGGTCGGCTTCATCGATGGCTACATGATCTTTGTGGCGCCCAGCACCGACCAGTTCTATATCACCGCCATCGACGACGCGAGCACGCTTGATGCGCTCGATTTCTCGTCGGCAGACGCGCAGCCCGACAACATCGTCGGCGCACTGGTGTCGCATCGCGAGTTGATCCTGCTCGGCGCCTATACCACCGAAATTTGGGTCGACAGCGGTGACGGGTTGTTCCCGTTCGTGCGCTACAACTCGGCGCAGATCGATATCGGATGCGTCGGCACGGGCGCCTGCATCGTGGCCGCTGACTCTGTCTTTTGGATCGGCCAGACGCGAACCGGCAGCGGCATCGTGTACCAGATGGCCGGGCACTCTCCGAACCGCGTATCGACGCGCGCGATCGAGCAGCTGCTGGCCAAGTCGACCGACATCAGCGCCGCCACCATGTGGACGTACCAGGTCGACGGGCACGAGTTCGTCGGCATCAACGCCCCGGGCCTGTCGACGACGCTGGTGTACGACGCGGCTATGCAGCAATGGCACGAGCGAGCCGAGTGGTTCGCAGGCTGGGCGCCGCTGCGTGTGACTTCGGTCTGCTACGTGAACGGCGACCAGTACGCCGGCGATGCACAGGGCAACCTGTACCGCCTGGACCCTGCCGTCTACGTGAACGGATCCGACCCGCTCGTACGCGAGCGCACGTGGCCTCACATGGTCAAGGCCAGCATGGAGCCGGTCACGTATCGCAGCCTCGAGCTGGCGTGCACGACCGGTTACGGCGGAAACGTGACGCTGGAAATCTCGAACGATGGCGGGTTCAACTTCGGTCCGAAGTTGGTCCGGTCGCTGGGCGCAATCGGCCGCTGGATGCAGAAAGTCCGATGGATGATGCTCGGCACCGCGCACGACCGCGTCTTCCGGATCCGCTGTTCCGATCCGGTCCCATTCAACATTCACGCTGTGGCGGTAGACGATGCTTAGCATTCCACCATCGAATCGGGTTGCGATTGGCACCGTCCAGGTCGCCGGCAAGACGTACGAGGTGTTCGCCTCGCTGGAATGGGCGCGCTACTTCCAGGCGCTTACTACCCAGACGAACGAAAACGCCGCCGGCCTGAACGCAACCCAGCCTTTCGCAGCATTCCTCGGTGACACCGGGGAAGCGCCGGACGTCTTCCCGGGCCCACCGGGGCAGGCAGGGCTGCAGGGTGATCCGGGCTTGGCGCTGTTCATGCTGCAGGAGTCCGCCGACGAGCAGCCGATGCTCGTGCCGCCCGTGGTCGACGGCGCCTTCGTACCGACTGCGGCGAAGGATGCCGCCAGCGGCGTGCCCGGCCTGACGCTGTTCAAGCTGAACCTGAAGAACGCCGCCGGAACGATTATCAGTTGGTTCACGACGGCCGCAACCGCGGCCCGCACGTGGACCATGCCCGACAAGGACGGAACGGTGGCCATGACGAGTGACTTCGCGTCGCCGCCGGCCATCGGCAGCACGTCCGCCGCCGCAGGCAGCTTTACCAGCCTGACGGCGTCGGCCGGCTTCGGCTGCAACGGTAAGGCGGCTCAAACCGCAGCGACCTTGAACGGGCCCGCGACCGACCTTGCTTCCGTTATCGCGCTCTGCAACCAGCAGCGCGCGGCTCTTATTGCCAACGGCATCGCCGCATAAAGGAACACCATGGCATCGAACAAAACATTCCGCTTCGGCCCGCTGCCGCTCACTAACGTGCTGACGACCAACCTGCTGAATCCGCCTGCCGCGTCCGGCGGGGTGAATGCTGGCGCGGCGCCGCAGTACATCATCCTCAAGCACCTGCGCATCACGAACAAAAGCGGCTCCGCGGCATCGTTCTCGTTCTGGCTGGGCGCCACCGCTGCCAACGCGGCCGGCACCGAGGTGATCGGTCAGGGCCAGGTTGTAGCCGCAAACGCGTCCTACGACTGGTACGGCCTGCTGCGCATCGACGTCGCCGACTTCCTTGTCGGCGGCGCAAACGTGGCCAACGCACTGTCCATCTCGGGCGAGGGCGAGATCGGGGTAGCGGGCTGATGGACATCCAATTCCACGGCGGCGACGCTCAGTCCGGCAACGTGTTCGCCGTAGAGACCCGCGCGGAGGCAGGCTACATGCTCGAGTCGCACGTGCACGAGCATTCGCACATGTCCGTCCTTGTGTCGGGCACCGCCGACGTGACGATCGATGGCAAGACCGAGCGCATGACCGGCTACCGGCTGCTCACGATCCCGGCCAACACGAAGCACAGCGTGCAGGCCTTGACGGACGTCGTCTGGCTGTGCCTGTGGGCCGACGACCTGGCGCCGAAGTGCCAGGCTAAAGAATCCTTGAAGCTGGTGCCGAGCTATGAGTAAAAAAATCGAACTGATCGCGAAGGACTGGGACGTCAGCGCAGTCCTCTGGAAGCTGCACAGTCATCCCGAGCTCTGGAATCAGCACACCGCGCGGACGGCGGACGCTGATAGCCCCCACTACGGCCTGGACGACATCTGGGCGCGGTTCGGCGACCCGGCGCGGGCGGACGACGGGCAGGCCCACCAGTCTTATTGGTATCCGGCCGCCGAGGTGCTCGGCATCAAGCAGACGTGCCTCGACCTAATGCACATGGTCGGTGGCACCGAGCTGGGTGGCGTGCTCATCACACGCATCCCACCAGGTGCCCGGTGCCGCCCGCACGTCGACCCGGGCTGGCACGCACGGAATTACGAGAAATTCGCCGTGCAGATCGCAAGCGCGCCCGGCCAGCGCTTTTGCTTTGAGGGCGAATGCCTCGAAACGCGGCCCGGCGACGTCTTCTGGTTCGACAACCAGCATTTGCACTGGGTCGACAACGACACGCCCTATGAGCGCGTGACGATGATCGTTTGCATCAGAAAGGAACCCTGATATGCCATGGGCAGCAGCAGCAGCAGCAGTCGGCGGTGCGTTGATTACCAGCGACGCAACCCGTCATGCAGCGAACCAGCAAGCGGACGGTACCGCCGGCGCGCTCGACGAGACGAAGCGCGAGTTCGACGTAACACAGGCCAACCAGGCACCGTACCTCGAAGCCGGCAAGATCGCGTTGGGCAAGCTGGCGACGGAGAACGATACGCCGTTCGACCCGAGCCAGGTCCAACTGGATCCTGGCTACCAGTTCGGGCTCACGCAGGGACAACAGGCCATCGACCGAAAGGCGGCGGCGTCCGGAGGCCGTATTTCCGGCGCGGCGTTGAAGGCTGCGGCGCAGTATGGTACCGATTACGCGACCAGCGGCTATAGCGCTGCTTACTCGCGCGCGAACCAGGCTCGCACCGATCGCCTGAACCGCCTTGCTGCGCTGGCCGGCATCGGGCAGACGGCAACTCAAAACGTGGACGCCGCCGGCGCGAACAAGGCGAACGCGACGAGCGCGCTGCTGACGGCTGCTGGTAGCAACGCCGGAGCCGCTACTCTGGCTCAAGGCAACATCTGGGGCAACGCGGGCAACCAGCTGGCGGCGCTCTACGGGCGTAGCGGCACGAGCGGGCCTACCACGTC